CATGGTTGACCGAAAAGTTTTGTCAGCAGCTAGAGCAACCTCATCAATGTCGATCTCATCACCACCGAAAAAGTATCCATCACAGAACTCTTCGATATCCATTATATAGTTTCCCATTTTACTCATTATGCGTTCTCCTGCATATCTTCACGTTCTCCGATTCCAACATCATTACAGAACCGAACGAATAACCCCAACTGACGACCAAATGCCTCAATTTCCCAAGGGTAATCCCAATAATCAACTTCATCCGTGTGCATCTTCTCACCCTTGAAACGAACCGTCTTAGGGGTATTGTAATACTCATACATCTCATCTTTTGCCCACTGCTTGACGTGAACCATCTCATGAGCAAGGGTGATTAGAATGTTACGAATGCTCATGGTAGCATCAAGTTCAATCGTGAACTCACGGGGACGCCGCCCCTCATCTTCCCATATAGCAGACCCTTCCATATTAAATTTCTTATAAAAGGTGCGGTCAAGGTTGATGTTGATTTCCAAAGCATTCATCAAACGCTTACCCATCAACTTTTCAGCATACCACCACGCAGCACGATTAACGAGAGTGCGTGTTGCCTTGTTAGAACCTCTAATATTGAGAAACATGACTATTTCCTTGTTCATCATCACTATACATATAATACGACATATAAGGGATATTGTCAAGGAAATAATGCACCAAAAAGTCGTTTATTTCCAGTTACTTGACATTTTTTTTAGGTCTATTTTTACTCGTTCTACCACTTCACCCCAACTTGCGGGTTCTTTTTGACGATAGATTCGCACTGATTCGTACCAAGGACTGGTATCGGGATAATCTCTTTCTCTAAACCAACGCCAATCAGCAGAGTAATGGAGTAACCCCCACGTTGGAATACCTAATGCTCCACCCATATGAATAGGTGCAGTATCTGTCGATATCAGCAAGTCTACCTGAGACAGGATATCGGCTGTATCAGAGAAGTCTTTTATTCTCTCACCAACACTTGGTAAGAGGTCTTTAGCTTCTGGATTGCGTCTATAGTCAAACATAGCAGTGCCCTTCTGTATGCTTATCATATTGACGTTAGGAAGCTCACAGAGAGGTAGTATCGTTTCAAAGGGTATAGAACGTCGAGTATCAAGTCCACTCGACTCCCACACCAACGCTACATTCATACCCTCACCAGACAGGTTCCAATCCTTACGATAAGTTTTTGACAGGAACCCATCAGCATGAGGTATATTTTTGATGGTAGCTTCCAGAACTCTAGGAAGACTCATCAGGGGAATTTTGAAGTCTATGTTTGAAATGTCCTGTAAAGCACCTTCCACAACATCCACATCTTTTAGAATAGGACTATCTTTGAATATACCATAAAGTTCCTTGTAGCAAGAGAATACAACCTTACCATCCAATTTTGCCACCTCTGATACATATCGACTGAACTGTATGTTATCACCAAATCCTTGCTCACAATATATCAATATGGTTTTACCCTCAAGAGGTTGACCATCCCACAACTCAATGTGAGACAGCCTCTCTTGATTGAAAGCAAAGTTTTTTCCTAGTCTCCACGCACCATCTGACTTCAAGTCAACATAATGAAATCCTCTTTTGAAGTCTCCCATTTTAAGATAGTTCATACCAGTGTTCAAATTTGCTCTGGCAGGATTGTGATATCCTAGTTTTATTGATTGCTCATAGCAAGCAAATGACTCTGCAAACTTGGATAAATCATGCAGTATGATTGCTAAATTATAGTATGCCCTAGAATCTTCTGGGTCATCCACAATCAACTGTCTATAACATTTAGCTGCTGACTCAAAGTCTTCTTTTTCTAAAAAGTCGGCAGCTGCATATTCTAGTTCTTTAAACTCTGCTTGTAATGTTTGTTGGTCCATCTACTGTTACATGCCTATTATGTTCAACAACCATATAGTTGTCATCCCAATCAAATGCTTCTTTGACTACGTTATCAGACAATCCCTTGTACATCTTATGTAGGGACTTGTCTTTAGCAGAAACTAGAATTTCGGCTTCGCTCTTGTGAAGGCCTTCTAGAAGTTGAACAAACATAGACTCCCTTTTATTTTGAGAAAGTGCATTGTTACCACCTTGAACATAATGATACAACTTATTTGCTTCAGAAGCAAGCATGGTATGCTCTGTGCCTTCTGGGGCATCATTTGCAGCATATGGAACTTCACCAGCGGGAAGTGCCCAAATAATACCGGGATCAAAAGATGCTTTGATTACCATGCGAAGAGATGCCGTATTATTTTCTTTCAAATAAGAAACCTTCTGTTTTTTTGTTTTTAGTCTTGATACTTTTTCTAAAATTTCGTGGAATAGTGGCGTGTATGTACTGGGCATTAAAAATCTCCTATGCAATCCATTAGGTCACTCAACCTATTTTGTATAAAATAATTTAGTAGTTTACTACGAGGGTTAGTTTTTGCTTCTTTCCATGTTTTTGTTATTTCTGAAAATAACTCTTGAGGAGCTTCTGTTAAATCGATAAGTTTCTTGTTTCTTTGGTAGTTACGTTTTATCTCATCATTGGGCAACACATCCTCAATGTTATGTTCAACCCACGATTCAATTTTCTTTCTACCTAGTGGTCGTTGACGTAATCCGTCTACAAAGGTATTGTCTGGAGAAAGAACATTAGGAACACCATCACTGGTATCTCCCCGCAGAACATGTTCATCTAGATATTCGTTCCATACCATTCCATCAATAAATTTCTTGGTGATTGGACTATATTGTGTGACATTTTTATATCTCTGTAACTGAATGAAATCCTTGTCACCAGACAAGATTAAAGTCTTTCCATTGTCAGTCTCGAATTCATGAGTTAAAGTGTAGATGATATCATCTGCCTCTGCACCATAAACTTCCAGTACCTTGTAGGGCATGAACTCAATCATCTCATCTTTGAATGCATTTAGAAACTCAAAGATATCATTCCAATCATGACTAGATGAATCTCTAGTCTTCTTGCGGTTTGCTTTATATTGGGGAAAAATATCTCTGCGCCAATAGTGTTTAGAGTCATAGCAAATAACTAGCTCACCATACTCATCAAAAAATCTCTCACGATACATGCGAAGAGAATTGAGAATCATATGGCGAACCATACCAGCATCAACACTACCTCTCTTCGTAATATTCAAATGCATCATCACGCTTGCCAGACTAATCTGGTTCATATCAACTAAAATCATTTATTTTTACCTTAAATGCGAGGGATGTTCTCAAACCGGCATAATGCCTTTCTGGTGGACTAGCATAATGCCTCATTTTTGCTGGAAAACTAACCAGCCTATTTTGTTTATATTCAACAACTTTTTCTATATCACCATCCTTTATAAAATTTAAATGACCACCTAAAAAATGTTCCCACGGTGTAGGATAATATAAAATTGTCAGATCACCATCATCTGTATGAGGAATACCCGATTGTCCTGCTGTTTGACCATTAGCATAACATCTAACTAATGATGCATTTTCTAATTCTAATTTTTTAATCACATTATCGTATAGGAATAAAAAATAATGTTCTTCTTCTAAATTATTCATGTGCCAGAAATATGATGGAACTGGTGCGATTCTATTGCCCCGGCTGTCAATTTCCGGACCTCCACCAGCAAACGACCATTGTGGTCTTTCTAGTAAATTATTAATTATAATATTTTCATCTTCACTGAAAAAATCATCATATATTTTTATCATTACAACCTCATGCGGGTGTTGGTTCTTCGTCTGTATCAAGTTCAACAATCTCGACCTTTTCAAGCAAGTCCAAATCAACCTGACTGTTCATGCTGTTCTTCTCATCAACATTAATTTTTGTTAGCATCTCCATAACTCTACTCATAGGATGCACTAATCCCATATCACGGTAAATTGTGCTTTTGACTGCCTCGATAACAAATCCGATATCCCTAACGAACTCTTTGTCACCGATTTCAACGCCATTCTCTCCCATAGTATGTATCATCTGCACCAAACAAGATTCTGTCAAATCATCAGCAAACATAATATTTTCTTGCAGAGCAATAACATCAAGGTCAGGAACTACGACTTCCTTTTTTCCTTTTAGTTTCCACGGTCCCTTTATTACGTTTTGTGCGCTTGGGCTTTCCTTCTGGTCTTTCTTCATCACTGATACCTCTATCTTCGTTAAACATTTCTTGAGTGTAAACTGTCCCTAAGAGTGGATAATATGTACCAACATCAAACTTTGGTTCTCCCTTTTTCGGTCCTTCCCAATAATAAGCTTGAGCTAGACATCTATTGGATATTATTTTATCTTGATGTTCTCCATAAAACGTATCCACATAATCACCATCCTTTAGATATTTTAGCAAGTTACGAATATATGCTTCATGAGATGCTTTACGAGCAGTTGCACCTTTCACATCTGCCTTCTCATTCTTACGTTCCATAGATACGAGTTCTTTTTGTGTCTTAATCCAAACCTTTACCTTCTTTGGAGTTATTGGATAGTCATCTGGTAGATCACGCAAACTCTCATGAATGCCCGTCATACCATAGTCAGGGTTCTTAGCAGCACGGGCAGCACGGGCTTTCTCAAGACGCTCTGACGCAGCCACCTTCTGCTCATCTGTCATAGGTTTACGTTTCTTACGAACCTTCTTCTTTGAAGGATCAGTCCAACCTTTGTTGTCAGTCTTTGATTTAATCTTTCTAGTCATTGTACTATTTATCCCAATTTTAACCAGTAACCAATCAGACCATTCATAAGAATAGCCAATCCAACTGCATTGACAATAATTAAAGAGCGGTCATTCCACATCAATGCAACAACTAACCAACCACAAATTCCTATACATTGAACAAGAATATTCCAAGGATAGAGATTGTTTGAAGCAAGAATCATTCCTACCATGAGAATAACAGATGCAACCCACTTGATATACCAATCGGTGGTATGTAATGGAGTAGTCGTTTTAGTAGCAATTTCGTGTGTCTCTAGTTCAATCTCTGCTGTCCTAGTTTTCTTCTCTTCAGTATTTTCAGAATCTGTACTCATATTGTGCATCCTTCAGCATCAAATATTAAGGAAATTCTTGGTATAGGGGTTGCATTAATACAAGAATGCATTTTTTTATTGTTGAACCAAAATAAATCCCCAGCACCAAATCTTTGTGTTTCATCCTCAACAGTATAATCATAGTAACCACTTAAACCTAAATGAAATCTATCTTTATTTTTAAAATACTCCCCGCCATCAATATGAGGATACACTTTGCCGTTTACTTTCAAATGAGCAATGTGCGCCCTCCGTATTTTACCACTATAAGTTTTTTCAAACCAATTTAAAAAGTATACACATTCATCATACTTATAATATAATTCTGTCTTCATTGTTTCCTGAGAATTATCATACAAAAAGTCATCGGGTAGAGGAACACCTTTTATAAGATTAATTGACATGGTTTCTCGAACGGCTTTATATTTATTCTGCTTTATTGTGGATATATAAAAATCATTCCAATTTTCAGCAACTTGTTTCAATATAGGTAAAATGTTTACTTCCGATTGAAGACGTTTTAAACCCATACTCATATTGTGCATCCTTCAACATCAAACACTAAGGAAATTCTTGGTATGGGGGTTGCGTTAGCAGAGGAATGTATTTTTTTATTGTTGAACCAAAATAAATCCCCGGCACCAAGTCTTTGTGTTTCACCATCAACAGTATAATTATAGTAACCACTTAACACTAAATGAAATCTATTTTTATTTTTGTAATAATCTCCAATATCAATATGAGGATACACTTTGCCGCCTGCTGACAAATGGACTATAGAAACTCTATATAATTTACCACCATACGTTTTTTCAAACCAATTTAAAAAGTATACACATTCATCATACTTATAATATAATTCTGTCTTTATTGTTTCATGAGAATCATCAAATCTCTTTTGCTTCCCCTCAATACCAGTGCCGGGTAGAGGAACACCTTTTATGAGATTAATTGCCAGGGTTTCTCTTTGTTGTTTAATATTTTTTTGCCTGCGTGTGTCTAAATTAAAATCATTCCAATTTTCAGCAACTTGTTTCAATATAGGTAAAATGTTTATATCTGATCCAAGTCTTTTAAAAACCATGCTCATCTAACCTTTTCGCTTGTTCTTTAAGCCACCGTTGCCGACCAGAAGCTTTCTTCCTTCGACGCTTTTCACCCTTACTCTCATGGGCTTCTCTGTTCCTCATCTCATTGAACAAACCATCTTGTTGTAGTTTCTTCTTTAGGACACGCAATGCCCCATCAACATTATTATTACGCACTTCAACTCTCACTAAATTTCTCCTTCTTTAGAATAGTATACACTATTTAAATCAAATAAGTCAATACACTTTTGGCAACCACTGCACGGTTTTGATAAACCAGTGAGCCATTTTTTGTTTTCTTTATTTCGTTTTGCTCTTACAATATATAAATCACACTTTGATAAATCATCTACATTAACACTATTTAGAGCATTCTTTATAGCATGAACTTCAGCGTGAAAAAATACTGCATGATTGTTTTTACAAAACTTAGCTTGGAAAGGATGTGACTTCTTATGATTATAACCAAAAGACACAACCTTCCCTTTACGAACCACAGCGGCCGCAATTCTTGCACCTCTCACTGGCTCTACTGACTGAGCAAGTTTGAAGGTTTCATTGAAGATTTCTGTGTTCACCCTCGCCTCATCTTAGCAATTTCTTCAGCTGACTTCTTGCTACGAACAGGGACTGCATTAGATTTATGCATCTGGGCAATCCCTATGATTTCAGTTCCCGTATAAACCATCTCTTCTTTCTTTGCCATAGAAGAGTCATATACGACCTTTGGTTTGGCGCACTCGACAGGACTCGAACCTGTGACCCACGGTTTAGAAGACCGTTGCTCTAATCCAACTGAGCTACGAGTGCCTATTCCCATTTTCTTTAAAAACTTTTGATGATCACGCTCGGCAGCAAGTTGACTTTGAGTCTTCTTGCCTGCCTTGCGTTTACGTGTATTAGTCGTTGTGTAATACACAGGAAGCATATGCATAGTCATTCGACACGCCCGCAAACAGTTTCAGTTATGGAAAATTTAATCCAAGGAAGAAATTCTGGAAAGGACACGATCACCAGAACTCCAATTATCATACCAATCAAATATTTCATTTTATCTCACAAACCTCTTCATCATCACTATAACTATATTACCAAATAATACAAGCTTTGTCAAGTCTTTTTTTGATAAAAATTAACGACCTCGACCAGCACGATATGCTTCTTTTTCAAGTCTGCGTTGACGCTCATTTTCTCTCTCTGATACACCACGATTGCAAGCAGAACGGGCACCTTGATTTGAGTACTGATTACAACTGCCAGAACCTACATAGGATTGAACAGGTGCTGGTTGTTGAACAGGCGCATCCTGAATCAGAGACTGACCAGCTACAAGACCTAATACGGCACCCAATGCAGTTGCCGCAGCATTACCAGAACCACCACCAATTTGATTACCAACGAAACCACCAGCGACACCACCAAGGAGGGCACCTTTTGTTTTGTTGCTCAATCCACCACTATGAGCATTACACCCAGATAGTGCCACAATTGCAACTATAGCAATCGTATAACAGATAAATAAGTGTTTCATTTTTTTACTCCATTGATAATCTTGATCTCAATTTCTGAGATAGGAACCAGAGATTTGTCACCATCTTCATCAATCACCATCCTGACAAAATCATCCTTCTCTAACCTTTCCAGCATTGTACCAACCACTTCGGATAGGATTTCACCTTTCGTAAAATACCTTCCCCAGAAGTAACATCCTGCCAAGCAAAACACTGCAATAGCGGTATGCGTGTATACATCGAGTTCCATTTCCAATTCCTCTGTAATCTCTCACTATAACTATTATAGGCCATATAAATGATATTGTCAAGCATTATTTTCGCATATTTGCTAAAGGATTCACTAAAGCCTTCCTAATTTTATCATTCATCTCTTTCTCAAGAGTTTTCATCTTGGCTGATATAGTATCATCTAAGCTATCCATCCGAGTACTTATTCTATCTCTAATGGTATCATTTCTTGTATTTTCCTTGTCAATCATAGCACGGGTAGAATCTTGTATTGCCTTAACTCGTCTGTCAATTCCATCAACTATCTTTTCTGTGCGAATAATCTCTGCCTTCAAATCGTTCTTGATCGTCCTAGCTTCGTCCCTTGTAGCATTCGCAGAGTCTTCAATCACTTTTTTAGTTTCTTTCTCATGTTTTGTCAGCGCATTCATATCTGCCCGTAGGACAGACAACCGCTTATCAAATCCTGACAAGTCT